ATTGGTTCCAATTAATTGTAAATTTAGCATTGATTGTCGCTATTGTTTTTCTTGTATCGAATGAACATTATTGGTTTGCCTTTCTTTTATGTTTTGGAGTTAAAGTTGTTGGCAAAGATCTTAAAGGGGCCAAAAATGACACAAGATGAAACTATTGAATTGGCTAGACAGGCTGGATTTTTTGTTAGGGAAGATGAAGCGTATAGCCCATCGAGTCAAGAAGACCACGAACTAACGCCTTACCTCAAAACCTTTGCCAAACTAATAGCAGAAAAAGAACGTGAGGAATGTGCAAAGTTGGCAGAAGAAGTTGGACGATATAAAAATGAATATGGAATTGCTAATGCTATTAGAGAAAGGGGACAAGAATGAAACATAAACACGCAGAATTAATCAAGGCATGGGCAGATGGTGCTCAAATTCAAATTAGAGATGATTTGGATGATATATGGTTAGATACTAATTCTCCCTCATGGGTTGCAGAATATCAATACAGAATAAAACCAGAACCTAAGCCAGATGTTGTTAGGTATTATGAAGTTCATAAAGAATTTGGGGGACCCTTACAAAGCCCTTTCCACAACATAAAAGCCACATATGATGGTGAAACAGGTGAGTTGAAATCAGCAGAGGTGCTCTCAAGGGGACAAGAATGACTAGAAAAGAAATTTGGGAAGACTTTATAGCACCTATTGGCGGGGCAACGCTTTTTGTTATTCTGTTTGGTATAGTAATAGGATTGATATTATTATTATTATTATTTTGTGCGCTTTCCGCAGTGTTTAGCCCAACGCCCGAGCAAAAGGCTGAATTAAACAAACCAAGGATTGTTTCTAAATTTGAAGACTGTGAGATATGGATATTTCAAAACACACATTACGTTACAAGGTGTGGCAACCATACAGTAACCGAGCGCCATTACTCAGAGTATTGTGGCAAAGGATGTACAAGACAAAAAGTAGAAAGGATTGAGAATGACTAAAGAAGAAATATTAACTAAAGATTATGCGTTAGCAGTTGCACTTGAGGCACTTGTGTTGGCTAGGACTCTTTCAACTGGTAAAGCGAGTGATCAATTTCATAATGCCATAGAAATTATTAAAAGAACATTTATAGAACAGCAAAGGGACAAGAATGACTGACGAAGAAATACACAACATTTATTTGCACATGAGTGGCAAAGCAGAGGGGTTGGTTGAAGCAAATGGCACGGCTGACTTTCCTGTATTGTTTGCTAGAGCAATCCTTGAATACGATAGACTGACAAAAGATGCACAGAACATGGCATCTAAATTTACCCATAAAGAACAACTAGAAACCAAAGATGAGTTTGTTGGTAAGTTTGCAAAGTTTACTGATGGTATATGGAGAGAAGTAACTGATTATTCTGCGGGAATTCCTTTTTACACAACACCACAACAAGGATGCGCTGAATGTGGAATTGGTGGTGGTTATGCGTTGTATTGCCTTGCGTGCGCTGAAAAATATGTTAAGCCTGAATGGATAGGTTTGACACATGAAGAAATATCAGTCGAATGGTTTGCAGTTTTTGATGCTGAGCCTGGCATTGGAAAAAATATAACCAATGGTGTATTTGATTTTGCTAATGCAATAGAAGCTAAATTAAAGGAGAAGAACACATGAACGAAAAACTAATGGTCGATAGAGCTTGTTTCGAGCGTGGGTGCATGGGACTTCCTAACCCGCACGAGAGACTTATTAAAGAAGATGAGGTGGTGTGGTTGGTGGAGGGGAGAGAGTGGGTAGGGTTAACTGATGAGGAAAAAGCACAGTTTGTTGTTGCGTATTACCCATCAAACTGGGATAGAAAAACGGCAGTAACTTTAATGAGCGATTACGAAAAATACCTCAAGGAGAAGAACACATGAGACTTAGCATCAAATTATTTGAATATCGTTACGTTTTAAAAATATTTTTTCCTATAGAGCGCCACATTAAATGGCTACCTGCGATTATGTGGGGAAAAGTTAGTCGTGCCCCAATGGAGAAGAACATATGACACCAGAACAGATACGAAACCTTTGCCCTGTGTGTAAAAAACCAAGAGGGGTTGGCAGTCCTTACGAATTTAATCATGGTAACTGTATGGAGATACGGGCGCAGACAGAAGGCAAAGAATCGGCGTATCCTGGTAAAAAAGGTTTTGAAACTATAACCAAAGACCAACTAAAAAAATCAAAAGATAACAGCTCAAAAAAAGTATATCTTTCGGGTAAATTACCAAAATGGATGTTAAATTAAAGGAGAGAAACACATGAATGAGGTATTAGATATTCTTTTATTAATAGGCGCACTTGCCGTTGCATCCGTATGGATTGTTGCGGTATTTTGTTTTATTATATACACAGTAGGAGGACACGATGAGTAATATTGATCACGCTAAATTTGCAGAAAACTTTGATAAGATTTTTAGGAGCACACCAATGGATGAATCTATAAGAGAGCTTGATTTAGAACTAGGCAACGCAAGAATTTTGTTGGGTATGTACGAAGACCTAAGCGCCAAAACAAAAGAACTTTGTGGCTATGTAGAAAAGGGTATGCAAGGTGACGCAACACGCACCACACCCGCTATATGGGCGATCATCGAGGAGATCAGACGCTTTGAGGCAAAAGCGTGAGCGGTTGGCGTAAAAGACAAATACAGGAGAAACAAATGCCAAGACCACAAACCGAACTAACAAACAGTAGACTACAAGTTGGGGCACGTGTGACCCTAGCGCAAAAAAATGAGTTTCAAAGACTAGGTGGTTCCACTTGGTTAAAGAACATACTCAACCAAAGCATAAGAGAACGTGCAATAAAGGAAATAGAAAATGAACGCAGATGATAAACAAATTGGTGGCAACCACTACAAAGAAATGCCTGTGCAACCTTGGACAGTAATGGAAAATGTCCTTACCCCCGAAGAATTTAGAGGGTTTTTGAAAGGCAACATCATCAAGTACTCTATGCGTGCAGGGCGCAAAGGTGCAACAGACGAAGATATAAAAAAAGCATTTCACTACATTGAGAAACTTAATGAGGTGCATTACTAATGGCTATGACTCCCGAAGCTTTAGTTAAAAAGCAAATCAAAGCAATACTCACAAAGAACAACGCTTACTATGCAATGCCTATCGGTACTGGCTATGGGAATTCAGGTGTACCTGATTTTCTTATTTGTCACAAAGGTAGGTTCATCGCTATTGAAGCAAAGGCGGGTGACAACAAACCAACTGCACTACAAGAAGCGCACCTTGAGAGAATAAAAAAAGCATGGGGTGTAGCGCACGTTATAAATGAAGATAACTTAAATATACTAGAGGAGATACTAAATGACTGATGAAGAAAAAGCATTTGTTATAAGCACGTGTTTAGAAAAGATGCAAATATTTGAGAAAGAACACATGGTGGACATCATGTATCAACTGGTGCATTGCTACGGCAAAGATGCAGGTAAAGCAGTAATTCTTTTTCAACCCTACAACACAGAATACGTATCCATAACAACCGCTAACTGCAACGACATGGAAGCAGCAACACTTCTACTAAGAGCAGACGAACACATAGGCTATGTGAATATGCGCAACGCGCCCCCCAAGGAGATGTTTAATTGACTGCACCATACAAGACGATACTGACCATTGATTTCGAAACCCGATGGGATAGTAAAGACTACACACTAAGTAAGATGACAACAGAGGAGTACATAAGAGATGCACGATTCAAAGCTTTCGGAGCCTGTATCCACGAATACGGGAATGACAAAGTCACACAATGGTATCGAGACGATGAACTACATCGAATCTTATCTACATACGACTGGACACAAACAGCCATCCTCGCACATAACGCCCAATTCGATGTTTCCATACTCGAATGGAAATACGACACACACCCCGCTTTCATTTTCGACACACTATCAATGGCACGAGCTTTACGAGGCGTGGAGGTTGGCAATAGTCTCGCCAAGCTTGCGTCAGATTTTAATCTTCCCCCCAAAGGGAGAGCCGTACACAGTACAGATGGTGCCGTGGAACTTCGGAAGGACGTGGAGATTGAACTTGCCGAATACTGTAAACACGACGTATACCTATGTGAACAGATTTTCAATAGACTTATAACAGGATACCCTGCTAAGGAACTCAGACTCATCGACATGACACTTAAGATGTACACGCGCCCAATGCTTGTACTAGATGAAGCCATGTTACTCAAAGCACTAGAAGAAGAAAGGACATCACGTGAGAAGCTACTACAAAAACTCAACATCGAGGAGACTGCGCTTGCATCGAATCCGCAGTTTGCTTCCATACTTAAAACGCTTGGCGTCGTTCCGCCAACCAAAGTCAGTAAAACTACCGGGAAAGAAACACTCGCACTCGCTAAGAACGACGCGCTTTTCCAAGCGCTACTCAATGGTGAACGCGAAGACGTTGCCCTTTTATGTGAAGCGCGTCTTCGGGTCAAATCAACGACAGAACGCACACGAGCGCAAAGGTTCTTGGACATCAGTCAGCGAGGTAGTCTACCAGTTCCGCTATCGTACTATGGTGCGAAGTCTGGTCGTTGGTCAGCGTCCAAAGGATCCGCTATCAATATGCAAAACCTCAAACGTGGGTCGTTCTTACGTAAAGCAATTATGGCTCCCGAGGGTACACAACTGGTCGTGGGCGACCTCTCACAAATTGAACCAAGAGTCCTTGCGTGGCTATGTGATTATGAAGACATGCTTACGATCTTCAGGTCAGGAAGTGACGCTTATGCGGCGTTCGGTGCGCAAATGTTTAACATACCCGGACTTAGTAAGGAGAGCCATCCCGACCTTCGGCAGTCTGCAAAGAGCGCGCTCTTGGGTTGTGGGTATGGTCTCGGATGGGCTTCGTTTGCATCGCAACTATTGGTTGGCTTCCTTGGGGCGCCACCAGTCCGCTACGAAAAAGCTTTTGCGAAGAAGCTGGGTGTAACAAGTGAAATGGTTGAGAAGTTTCTTGATTGGGAAGACAACTTGGTAAAGATGTCGGAAATTCCCCATAACTGTAGCGAACTTGAGTTAGCTATTCACTGCGTGACCGCTAAAAGAATCATTGACATATATCGTGCTACTGCGTATCAAGTCGTATCATTTTGGGAAATGTGCAATGATCTATTAGAAGTTGCGTTGTATGGTGGGGCAGAATGTAAACACAAGTGTTTGACATTTCGCAAGGGTGAGATAGAATTACCCAATGGAATGAAGTTGCTTTATCCTGATCTACGCAAAGTTAAAGATGATAAAGGTAGGAGCCAGTATGTATACGGGCCAGACGCTACTAAGATATATGCAGGGAAGATTACTAACAACGTCACACAGGCGCTTGCTCGCATTGTGATGACAGACGGGATGCTACGAGTACAGAAAAGGTACCCTGTAGTTGGAACTGTGCACGACGAGTTAATATGCGTTGTGCCAGATGAGGAAGCGAAGGAGGCATTGCCTTGGGTGTTAGCGCAGATGACGGCTGAGCCAAGCTATATGCGTGGTATACCTTTGGATGCTGATGGAGGATATAACAGAAGATATGGAGAAGCAAAAGGATGATAAAAGAAATACCAAAGAAAATTAAGGTAGGTGACAATTGGTATTCAGTTGAAATTGTTGAGGCACTTGAAGATAAGTACGCAATGGGTTCAGTTGAATTTACCAAACGAGCAATACAACTCAATAGCCGTAGTCAATCAGGCAAACGCTATACGCCAACAGAGGTTAAGGAAACATTTTGGCATGAGTTGGTACACGCAATCCTTGTAGACATGGGTGAGTACAGACTAAACAACAAAGAACAATTTGTAGAACAGTTTGCTATTCGTTTAAGCAGAGCCGTTAAATCAGCGAGATTCAAATGACTAATGTAGTATGGTCGCACAGTTCTTTAAAAGACTATGAGGGATGCCCACGTAGGTATCATGAGGTTAAGGTACTTAAGAAGTTTCCTTTTGTAGAGAACGAACACACAAGATATGGGACACAATTCCATGAAGCTGCCGAGTTCTATATTAAAGATGCTACGCCCATACCACCACAGTTTGAATTTGCTAAAGACACGCTCGATGCCCTTGCATCTATTGAGGGGCGCAAGTTATGTGAGTACAAGATGGCGCTTACAACAGACCTTAAACCCTGCGCTTGGACTAGTCCAGACGTTTGGGTAAGAGGTATTGCCGATCTGCTTATTATCAACGATGATGACTTAACTGCCAAAGTTGTTGACTATAAAACAGGTAATAACAAATATCCTGACAGAGAGCAATTAAAGCTGATGTCACTTATGGTGTTTGCCCATTTCCCACATATTAGAAAAGTGAATTCAGCTTTGCTTTTTGTCGTAAAAGATGATATGGTGAAGCAAAGTATGACGCTCGATCAAGCCGAAGCTGAGTGGTGGAATTACCGCCGTAGGGTAGCTAGGGTTGAGCAAGCGCATGCAACAGGCGTATGGAATCCTACGCCAACACCACTATGTCCGTGGTGTCCTGTAACAACCTGTGAATTTAATCCCAAACATTAGGAGCAATCATGCCAAAGTCAAGTCCCAAAAAACTAGCGTACAACACGAAGTACGAATCATCTCCAAAGCAAGTCAAGCTAAGAGAAGAAAGAAACAAAGCGCGTTTATTAGAAATGAAAGCGGGTAAGGTAAAGAAAGGAGATGGTAAGGAAGTCGATCATATCAAGATGCTCGATGCGGGTGGTAAAAATAATAAAAAGAATTTGCGTGTAGTACCTGAGAGTGTGAACAGAAGTTGGCGTGATGATCACGGCAAAGTTTACGGCAAGAAAAAATAAATATAAGAGAAGCAAATGCAAATAGTAGATGATAAGGCTTTGGTCTTTAAGACCAGAAGCCCGGAGAAGTACTCCCTCATT